GTAGAAGAAGATGAGGTAGATAGCGCCGTGGCTTACATCGTCGAGGTCATGTCTCAAGCACCTAGCTGGGCAGAAGGGTTGCCCGTGGCTTGTGAGGCTAAATTTGGAAGGACTTACGGAGATTGTTAGTGACCAATGGCGAGAGGCTGAAAGAGTGGCGCACTAGAAATAATTATTCGATGGATGCCGTAGCCGCATGGTTGGCAGAAATTACAAGGCACAACACCAGCTTGCATACCATCAGAAGATGGGAGAGAAATCAGTACGTACCACGGAAAGTTTACGCGGATGCTATATACAAAATTACAAATGGAGAAGTTAACTTTGCGGGAGAAAGTAGAGTTAGGTTTTTAGAAGTAAAGCCCGAAAGAATACGCAAACCGATAGTGAGGAAGTTCAAATGCAGACGAAGTTCGAAGAGTTAGAGCAACGAGTGCGGGAGTGGGCGTTCGCCCGTGACATTACTGCGTACTCAACCCCGCAAGCGCAGTTGTTAAAAGCCGTCGAAGAACTTGGTGAGTTAGCAAGCGCAGAGTTGAAAGCTGACCACGAAGGTAGGGTAGATGGTGTAGGTGATGTGTTGGTGTGTCTGATTATTTATTGTCAGATGTGGAACATGGACGTAACCAAGTGCTTGGCCCACGCATACAACGAAATCAAGGACCGCAAGGGCAAGGTAGTAAGTGGCGGTGCTTTTGTTAAGGAGCAGATGAAATGAGTTTGAATGACTGGGAAGAAGGTACGGAAGTCCCCGCTGACAAAGAAGGCGAGTACCTAAAGGACTTGTGCGCTGCGCTGCGAGAACAACAGACTTTGAGTCCGTTGCGAGAAGATGATGGGTCACAGGTTTGCGATGTTATTCCAGATGATTTAGCCGCCCATGCTGCCGACATCATTGAAGAATTATGGGGACGGTTGGATGAGGAATACAAAGAAGGTATTGCTAAAGGTATGGAAATTAAGATGGATGAGTTCACCTACGAAATCTCGAAAGGGGTAGTGGGCCGAGCTGCCGGTAAATAACCAACCAGCCAGAGTGGTGAAATCGGTAGACACAGCAGACTTAAAATCTGCCGACCATAACAGGTTGTGCCGGTTCGATTCCGGCCTCTGGCACCAAGGAGAATGAAGATGAAAGTAACTGTTGAAATAGATGATGATGCGTTTGATTTGATTATGGTTAAAACTTTGGAAGACCATATCAAATACTGCTACACAGATACTTACTACCACGAAGAAGATATTGAATGGAACAACAAACTTAGGGAAGCACTGTGGGTTATATTTGATTACTTTGCCGGTGAAGAAAAAGCAAAAGAGTTAAAGAACCTCATCGAAGGAGGGGAAGATGAAGTTTGATGTTATTAGTTGTTACGAAACCAAAGAAGGTTTAATGGTTAGCCTTGATGTTGATGAGGAAGGTCGTCAGTATTTGCTGGAGCGTGGGTTCAACGCAATACTAATTGACGCAGTAAACCAAATGGAGAAAGACCATGAACGAGAGCCGCCGGAAGGCATTTGAGCAGTGGTGGTTTGAGAACAACGACAAGACGCACAACCCCAACGACATCTGGGATGCAGCGTGTGATTGGATGCGTGACGAAATTCTCTGGCGTATGGAAAAGTTTTTAGAGAAAGCGCACGATGACTGAAAGAGTCAATCACCCCTCGCACTACACTTCAGGAAAAATAGAGTGCATTGATGCGTTAGAGGCTGCTACCATAGGGCTGCAAGGTATTGAGGCTGTATGCACTGCTAACGCTATCAAGTATTTATGGCGGTGGAAGCAAAAGAATGGCGTCGAAGACCTTGCCAAGGCAGAGTGGTACATAAACAGATTGATGAAACACGCGACAGGACAAGACAATGAGCAAAGTTGAGTACGCCCTTGCCGAGGCACAAACGGCAGAAGACGTAATAATTATTTGTTTTGATGAGTATGGTGAACTATCACTGCACTCAACCATCACGCGTGGTCCTGAAATCCTTTGGGCGCTTGAGCTTGCCAAGATGCAAATTCTTGAGATGGGCCAGCCGGAGGACGCATGAACGCTACACGCAAAGCATTGAAGTTGGCGTTGAAGTCTCTTAATTATTTTGCCGACTGTCCAGACGTGAACCACAAAGACTGGGCTATCAGTGAAGGCAGCGCGGCTATTGTTGCTGTCAAAGAAGCCCTGCGCAATTTACCCGACGAGGATACAAAAGATGAGTGACTTTATGCAGCGTCAGTTTGACATCAGCCAAGAGCTTATTCGTTTGATGAACCGCGAACACGAGCAGCGTAATAAGTTCTTTGAGAAGTACGAAGGTGAACTTCAGGAGAAAGACCGTTACATCGCAAAGCTAGAGGCCACCATCCAAGCACTAGAAGTTCTAGTGAAGAAGTAGGAGTTATCATGTACATCTGGTTTAATCTATTGTTATTTAGCAGTGGGCACTGGATGTATGTAGAAACACTAGAAACACTGGAAGAGTGCCAAGAATTAAAAATTTGGTATGAAAATGTCCGTCCCGGCGATTACTACTGCTTCCCAGCGCAAGTGAAGAAGTTATGAGTGAAGCCAAACGCGCCGCTAGTAGAAAGCATTACGCTGGTAATAAAGAAAAAGTAAAAGCTAAAGTAAAGGCATACAAGTTAAAAAAGCGTGATGAATGGCATGCTTACAAAGCTTCTTTAGTTTGCACCCAATGCGGTGCATCTCACCCCGCCATAATTGACTTTCATCACATAAACCGGCACGACCCTGACAAGAAGAAAGTACATAAACTAATACAAGGCGATAACTATACCGCTGCGTATAAAGAGATTGAAAAGTGCTTGATACTATGTGCCAACTGTCATCGAATCCATCACTACGAAGAAGGTAAGTTATGACGTTCACATGGTCTTTTTCATCCCTTAAAGATTTTATTAACTGCCCCAAGCAGTACCACGAAGTCAAGGTATTGAAGCAGTTTGAAAAGAAAACTACACAACAGATGTTGTATGGGACGGAAGTTCACAAAGCCTGTGAAGACTATGTTGGCAAGGGAGAACCCCTGCCGAAGAACTATCAAAGATTTAAAAAGATGTTGGATGCGCTAGCCGCTATTCCGGGTGAGAAACTCGTCGAGTACAAGCTGGCTCTGGACAAGGATAAGAACCCATGCAGCTTTGAAGAAGGCTACTGGGTAAGAGGCATAGTTGACCTGCTAATAATTGATGGGGCCGAGGCGTATGTTGTAGACTACAAGACGGGTAGCAACAAGTATCCAGACCCAAAACAGTTAAAGTTAATGGGTCTAATGGTTTTTTATCATTTCCCTGAAGTTCAACGTATTAAAGCTGGGCTGCTGTTTGTTATGCACGATAGCTTTATGCCGGAAGAATATCAGCGGAGTGATATAGAAACTCTCTGGAAAGTATTTGAACCGGACTTGGAGCGCCTGCAAGTGTCATATGAGAAGGATGTATGGCAACCCAACCCAACCGCCCTCTGTGGGTGGTGTCCTGTCAAAACCTGCGAATTTTATAAGGAAAAGCGATGACTAATCACAAAGAGTTTATTGACTACGCCGCATACTGCATGAACGCTGAACGCGCTCTTAAGAATCTCCATGAAGCTATTTTGATGAAGAAATTTGAGACTGCAAAGCATGAAGCAATGAAAGCGGTGGTTGAGTCTAAGCTCACATACAACGCTGTCCTTGCGATGGAGGAAGATAACGATGCCTTACACAAACAAGCCGCGACCGTATAAAAAGGAATACCAGCAGCAAAAGTCGCGTGGAGAACACGAAAACCGTATGGAGCGCCAACGCGCTCGACGCAAATTAGATAAGAAGGGTGTTGACAGGACGGGCAAGGATGTAGCTCACGTCAAGGCTCTTTCAAAAGGTGGTTCTAACGCAGACGGCGTTAGACTTGAGAGTCCTAGCAAGAACAGGGCTTTTAAGCGGAAATCAGACGGGTCGATGAAATAGGTCGAACGACTAGCCCCCGTAAGGGGCAAAGTTATAAGGACATCTTGTGGAAATCGTAGAAAATTGCGCAGTGCGGTTGCACGTGCCGACAGATTATGTTCCGGCAATTGTCAGGAACATAGAGAAGGTAGAAGTCCTGAAGCAGGACGCGTTGGTATCTGAGATTGTTGTCTACTGGGGTATCGAGGAGATGCAGTTCCTCACCCGTCTGCTAGGCTCCGATAAGATTCCATCATCTATTAATAGAGACTATAAGTGGCCCGGGTTGTACAACCCGTTCAAGCACCAGATAACCACTGCGTCTTTTTTAACTTTGCACAGAAAAGCGTTCTGCTTCAACGAGGCTGGGACGGGTAAGACATCGTCTGTCATCTGGGCATCCGACTACCTCATGAACGAGGGCATTATCAAACGGGTGCTAGTCATCTGTCCGTTGTCCATCATGTACTCCGCATGGCAAGCCGACATCTTTAAAACAGCTATGCACCGAACAGCAGGCGTGGCTCATGGCCCTGCGGACAAGCGTAAGAAAATTATTCGTGGCGCATACGACTTCGTCATCATTAACTATGACGGCGTCCACATCGTACAGAAAGAGATTGAAGAAGCCGCGTTTGACTTGATTGTGGTTGATGAAGCCAACGCCTACAAGACAGCGACGACCAAACGGTGGAAGACCCTCAGCAAGATTCTTAAGCCAACGACCCGCTTGTGGATGCTAACTGGAACACCTGCGTCACAGTCTCCTACAGATGCTTTTGGTTTGGCTAAATTAGTTTGCCCAGAGAACGTACCAAAGTTCTTTACAGGTTGGCGCGACAAGGTAATGCGGCAGCTTACGCGGTTCAAGTATGTACCCAAACC